CGCTGGCACGGGCCGACCAATGAGCGCACCGTCTGGGAGCACGATAGGCCCCTGGTCAATGACTTGCACCCAACGATGAAGCCACTGGCGCTGATTGAGCGCAGCATCGCCAACGCCACCGAACTGGGCCAGCTGGTGGTCGACCCCTTCCTGGGATCGGGCACCGCCATCATCGCCGCCGAGCGCACCGGCCGGCGCTGCTATGGGTCTGACCTGGACGCCCGCTACTGTGATGTAATCGTCTCCCGGTGGGAGTCCTTCGTCGGGCAGGAGGCGGTGCGTGTCGGGTGAGACCACGGCTGCCTCTCACGCTGCCGTGACCGAGTGGATTCGCGTGTGGGCGCATGAGATGCCTGCCTTCGAGCGCGACGGCTGGCGGTTCAGCCATGCCCTGGTCGGCGGCCCCAGTGAGCAGCTGTACGGCCCCGGCTACCGCGACTGCTGGATGGTGAGGGAGGTGTCACATGGCTGAGCAGGCGAAGCACCCGGGCGGCCGCCCTCGCCTTGAGTTCGACCTGCGCCTGGTGGAGGACCTGGGCAAGATCCAGAGCACGCACAGCGAACTGGCGGCCGTGCTGGGCTGCCACCTGGACACCGTGAAGGATCGCCTGAAGAACGACCCCGAGTTTTCCGCCGCCTATGAAAAGGGCCTGGAGAACGGAAAATCCAGTCTCCGGCGCATCCAGTGGAAAGCGGCCCTGGGCGGCAACACCACCATGCAGATCTGGCTGGGCAAGCAGTATCTGCAGCAGCGGGACATGCACGCCACCGAGCTCACCGGGGCCAAGGGTGAGCCGTTGATCCCGGCACAGATGGTGACGGGGCTGGATGAGAGCACGCGCACGCTGCTGCGCGAACTGCGAGGCCGGTTGCCGCGGACGGGGCAGGAAAGGGCACTTCCGGCGCCTGCCGCGCTGGCTGCGTTGCCCACGTGTGTGCCTGGAGCGGCTGGGCTAGCTCTGGTTCCTGATGCTTCCAGGACGGAGGGCGAGCCATGAGCGCAGCCACCACCACGGACTGCGAACACGACATCCTGCGGCAGGCCAGCCTGGACCCGGCCGCCTTCGCCTGGCTGGCGAGCAGAGGGCAGTGGCAGATCGCCCCTCACCTCGACCTGCTGGCCGAGCGGCTGCTGGACGTGGCCCAGGGGAAGCTCAAGCGGCTGCTGATCCAGATGCCGCCCCGGCATGGCAAGAGCGAGTTCACCTCCGGCCACTTCCCCGCCTGGTATCTGGGCACGTTCCCCGAGCGCCGGGTCATCCTCGCCTCCTACGAGCATGACTTCGCTGCCTCCTGGGGGGCAAAGGCAAGAGATCGCTTCGCGGAATGGGGGCCTACCCTGTGGCGGCTGTGGCTCAAGAAAGACAAGCAGGCGGCTGATGACTGGCAGATCGCGGGCCACAGCGGCGGGATGGTCTGTGCCGGGGTGGGAGGCCCCATCATGGGTCGGGGAGCCGACCTCCTGGTGATAGACGACCCGGTGAAGTCGGCGGAGGAGGCGGACTCGGAAACCTATCGCAGCCGCGCCTGGGACTGGTACCGCGCCACTGCCTACACCAGGCTGGAGCCAGGGGGTGCGCTCATCCTGATCATGACCCGCTGGCATGAAGACGATCTGGCGGGCCGCATCCTGGCGAACCGGCAGGAGGATGCCGAGCCCTGGCAGGTGATCTCGCTGCCGGCCTTGGCAGAGGGCGAAGATCCGCTCGGGCGGGAGGCGGGTCAGGCGCTTTGGCGAGAGCGTTACGATGAGCAGGCGCTGGCGCAGATCCGAGCCCAACTCGGTCCCTACCACTTCGCCGCCCTCTACCAGCAGCGGCCGGCGCCACCCGAGGGGGCCCTCTTCCGGCAGGAGTGGTGGCACTACTGGGAGCAGGCGCCCGAGTGCGAGGAGGTGCTGCTCTCGGTGGACTGCTCCTACAAGGAGGGCCAGGACTCCAGCTTCACCGTGGTCCAGGTGTGGGGACGGGCCGGTGGGCACCTCTACCTGCTGGATCAGTGGCGCCGCCAGTGCGGCTTCAACCAAGCGAAAGCGGCAGTGAGGGAGATGGCCGAACGCTGGCCCCAGGCGCACACCAAGCTGATCGAGGACAAGGCGAACGGCAGAGCGGTGATCGAGTCCCTGCAGTCGGAGCTCTCGGGGATCGTGCCGGTGGAGCCCAAGGGGGGCAAGTACAGCCGCGCCCAGGCGGTGCTGCCGGTGGTGGAGCAGGGCCGGGTGTCCCTGCCCCAGCCCTCTCGCCTGCCCTGGGTGAACGAGTTGCTGGCGGAGGCCCGCACCTTTCCGGTGGGGGCGCACGATGACCAGATCGATGCCCTCAGCCAGGCCTTGCAGTGGTGGATCTGGGTCAGGGAGCGTCCAGCGGCGAAGCCCGAGCCCCAGACCTCAGGGCGCACCATCGCCGCCATCCGGGAGCACGCACGGCGGAACGGGATGGGGAGAGCGCGGCAGGGGAGCGGATACTGGTAAGAGGCCTGCTTCATCCCTCGCGGTGACGGCCACCCCGGCGGCTCGAACGGCGCGCCACGGGGGTTCAGGGGCCGCCGGTCGCCGCTTCATCCCAGCCACCCTACGAGCCGGAGTTGCCGGATTCCGCGCCTATTCCCCGACACTGCCCCAGAACGGCGCCCGACGTTGGCTTCAGCGCCGCGTTCGGGAGGGAGGTGGTGGGGCCGCGGCCTAATCGGGCCTGGCTATGCCGAGCAGGCCGGCTACCAGCCGACTCCCTTTCTTCCCGCCGGACCTTGACTGTCTCTCGCTTCCGAGCCTGTATGTACCCCACTACTGCTTCCGAGGAGGAGCACATGCCGAGACGCAAGCAGGACGAAGCCGTGGCTGAGCAGGCGCAGGAGACCCCCGCGGAGGCGACGCCGCGTAGACGAGGACGCCGCGCGGGCGGAAAGGCGGAGGCCCAGGACCACACGCAGCCGAAGCGCGAGCGGGCGCATGGGGACCTGTTAACGGTCGCCTTCCGCGGACCGCTGGCGGGGAGATTCAGGGAGATGGCAGAACGCCACCAACTGAGCCTGGCGAAGCTGGTGCAGGACGCTCTGCTTGCCTACGAGGGCCACGTGGCCTGATCTCCTCGGCGCACTGACATACTTGCCTCACTGACCGCGAGCGGGGTAGCTGCCCCGCTCGCGTGTTCGCGAGCAAGCGGCCCTCATCCACGTCCGATAATGCCCCTTACTGGACGCAGACCGTGGATAGCTGTCACATGCTGCCACACCAAAGGGGCGGGCAGGAGCCCGGCCTGCGAGTTAGCTCCGCCTGGCGGTCGGTTCTGGTCGCGGCCCGGCGGGCCGATAGGGCCGCGGTGCCTGAACGCAGGAACCAAAGCGCAGACGACAAAGCCCTTACCATCAGCGTCTCACTGCATGGCGGGGCTGAGAGACAGTTCCTGCCTGGGGGAGCGCAGCAGGACGAGGAGGCGGACTATGCGGCCGATGCGGGAAACACTGCTTGTGGTGCTGCTTCTGTTGTGGCTGCTTCCGGCGGTCCACGCAGGCACGACTGACCTCGACCAGTGGCTCCCCGGCGAGTCCCACCGCGGCGGGAAGCATGAGGATGCGCGGCTGGATCAGCCCGTACGGTTCTGGCGCGTGGGCATCCCTCTCGATGAGGTGTTCACGGGAGTCGAGCAGCAGACCGGCGTGAGGCTGAGCTTCTTCCCGGCCAATGACGAGAACCGACGCGTGCGCGTCCACCTCTTCCTCAACCCGAAGCAGCCGCCCGCGCTGCGCGATCTCATGGTGCAACTCTCCTGGGCGGTGGCCTGCACGTTCTCTGTGACTGAGGAGGACGGGAAGCGCGTCTACTACCTCCTGGGCACGAGCATCGGCCGCGGTGCGGCGGAGACGCTGCAGGCGCTGGAGGCGCAGAAGCATCGCGAAGTGACCGCAATGCGCTCGGCTGTAGTGGACAAGCTCTCCGAGCTGGAGGAGGCGCTGAAGCTCCCGCGGGAGGAGGCGGTTCGCCGCTACCAGGGCAAGGATGACCGGGCGCTGCTCGACATGCTCGACCCACCCCGTCGCGCGGCGACGCAGATCGCGGTCTTGCGCGTGCTGCCTTGGCTGCAGACACTGGAGATGGAGCCGGACGAACCGCCGATCTATCACGGCTACGGCCTGGGATACAGCGCGGGGGAGATGTCGCCGGAGGAGCAGGCAGCCTGGATCGCGGCGTTCGGGATGGACCCCGATGGGATCGAGTTTCAGGACCCAAAGGTGTGCTTCGGCGTGGGCGCAAGCACGGCCGGCTCCGTGGACGTATCGTGCCCGAAACTGGTGACCGCGGCCGGTGAGGTGGTGAACGCGGGATCGTACACGACCGGCCGCTACCAGGTGCTAGACCTGGGTGCAGAGGCGGCCCTGCAGCCAGAGGATGAGATCACGCTGTGGCGCGCGCTCGGCGAGCAGATCAGTGAGGCCCACGAGAAGGCCTTCGTGGACCAACGCAAGAAGGAACTGGCGGCGGCGGCCGAGGTTGCGCGGGTGAAGGCCTCTGGCGCGACGCTGACGCCGCAGGCCACCGGCGCGCTCGCAGCGCTGGTGCTGGCGCTAGAGAGCGGGAAGGTATACCCGGAGTGGCGGATCAAGGAGGCCGTCGCGCACGCGACCGGGATGCACGTCGTATCGGACGGTCTGCTCTACGCCTCCACGGCCGCCGCGCCGTCGGGACAGGCCCGCGCTCTGGCAACGCTCGAGGCGCTCTGCTCCCAACCCGCCCGGGGCTTCATGCGCAGCCCAGAGTGGGAGTGGGGCGACGCGGGGACATTCCTCCGCTTCCGCACCGCGAACCGCGATGTGTGGCGCGCAGCGCGGCTGCCTGAGGCGACGATCGACTGGTTGGACACGGAGCTCCGTCCTTTCCTCCCGAAGCCGGAGGACCAGGCAAAGGCAATCGACCTCGTCCTCACCGTCGATCCCGAGCAGTGGACGCGGCAGTGGGCTCACCTGAATGACCTCCAGATGCTGCATGGCGCGCGCGTCTTGCACGGCGATCCACGCGATCCAGCCGAAGTCGCCCGACATGCAACCTGGGAGGTGGCCTCGCCGTATGCCCAGGTCGGCCTCTCCCTGCTGCGTTTCCTGGGCAGCCTGGACAGTGCCCAGTGGCAGCTCGCGTGGGCGGGGAAGCTGCGCTGGCCAGAGGAGGTGACACCGGACCAGGGAAAGCTGCTGATGCAGGCGCTCGTGGAGAAGGTCATGATCCCACCCGCGGTGGATGCCTATCCCCATCTCCACATCGCGCTCGACGAGGCCGAGCCGCGCGCGTTCGGGCAAGAGCAGGTCGGCCTGATGGGATGGGATGGGGTGGATGCTCTGGGCCACGCGATGGGCGGCGGCGGCCCTGCCCTCCTCACGGGCCCGACCCCTAAGCAGTGCTACCGGGTCACCCTCACCGCCTCGGCCATGGACCAGCCCACCCGGAGCGACCTCCATTTCGAGAAGTACGCCTCCTTCCTGCCCAAGACCCTCACCGTGCACACGGAGGTTCCTGAGCTCACATCCCCTGGCCCGTGACCCGCCAACGCGAGCCAGGACAGCACTGGTACCCCCGCCGACGAGGTCTGGACGCAACTGATGCCTACCTTCCACCGGTGGGCGGATCGGCCCCTTCCAGGGGCGCGGATCTGCGTCCGATGATGCCGATTACTGGACGCAGGAACGAGAGGACGAAGACAAGGCGACCCGGCGGAACCCGCTTTCGCGGGCCGCTGGATCTGCCCCGCCATTTCGGGAAGTCGGCGTTGCTACATGGCCAACTGGAACGCCCGCTGCACGTAGACCGCCATCTGATCGCGAGTCACGCTCACATCGGGCGCGTAAGTCACTGGGTCATAGCCCTGCACGATCCCTTGGGCCTTGCAGTACTCGACATACTTGTACGCCCAGTAGTCCGTGGGGACGTCGTTGAAGGTCGCCGTGGCCGGCCCGTCTGGTACGTTCGCATCTCCCCCGGCGACCGCCCGCGCAGTGTACGCAGCCATTTGGGCGCGGTCCACAATCACATCCGGCGCGTAGGTCGTCGCGCTGTACCCCTGGACAACGCCGTGACCGTAGCAGTACTCGATGCACTTATAGGCCCAGTGAGTGGTGGGCACGTCGTCGAAGGTGGCCGTGGCCGGCCCCGTGGGAACGTAGGCATCACCACCGGCCAACGCGCGGGAAATGTAGACTGCCATCTGGTCACGGGTGACGGAGTCGGCGGGATGGTAGAGGCCGTCGGGGTAGCCTTTCACGATGCCGCCCTTCTCACAGGCGTCGATCTCGCTGTAGGCCCAGTAGTAGTGGTTGATATCAGTGAAAACATCCCCCAGAACCACAAGGTGGACGATCTGGCCGCTGCCGGCATCCGCTACCCAGCATGAGCCGTCAGCAGGACTGACGGACGCCCCAGTCGCCTGGCTGGAGAATCCGTTTCCCCGCCACAGCTCCTCCCCGGCCGACGATAGGTGCACCACGGCACTGCCTCCGAAGTAAGTGAAGGTGGTGTAGTCCCATCGCCCATAGTCCGTCACCCAGCAGGAACCGTCGGTCGGGTTCACCGCGACGGCCCACGGCTCACTGAACGCGCCCCCTCGCCATAGCTCGACCCCCGCCGGCGAGAGGTGCACCACCTCGCCGTTCCCGTCGTCCGCCACCCAACAGGAGCCGTCAACGGGGTTCGCGGAGACGCCGGAAGGGCCGGAGAAAGCACCTCCTCGCCATAGCTCCACCCCTGCCGCAGATAGATGCACGACTTGGTCATGCTGAGTGTCTGCCACCCAGCAGGAGCCGTCGGTCGGGTTCACCGACACCGAGTAGGGTTCCAAGAACGCGGTTCCCCGCCACAGCTCTGTCCCGTCCGCGGACAGGTGAACCACCGCACTGTTCGCGTAGGTGCTGCCAGTCCAGCGCCCCAAGTTCGATACCCAGCAGGAGCCGTCAGAGGTGTTCACTGAGACGCACTGGGGCGTAGCGAACTGGCTCGACCCGACCGCACCTCCCTGCCACAACTGAGTGCCATCCGCGGCCAAGTGCGTCACGTGGCCATAGGCATGCTGCGCCACCCAGCAGGAGCCGTCTACCGGGTTGACGGACACGGAGATGGCGGCAAAGAGGTCTGTTCCGACCCAGAGCACCGCTCCCGCCCCAGAGAGGTGCACCACTTGGTCCCTGCCATACTCCGCAACCCAGCAGGAGCCGTCGGCCGTGTTCAACGAAACGGAGAACGGGTTGTCGAACCACCAGCCTCCCCACAGCGCCGCGCCCGCGGTTGACAGGTGCACGAGCTGGGAGTTGAAGAAGTCCGCCACCCAGCAAGAGCCGTCAGCGGGATTTGAGGAGATGGAACTCACCTCGCTGAACCCGCTGGCTTGCCCCAGCGTTGTCCCAGTAGCCGACAGGTGCACTGCAGTGGTCAACTCCCCGACCCAGCAAGAGCCGTCGTTGGAGTCGGCCGAAACGGTGAGAGGGCCGTCGAACCCAGCTCCTCGCCATAGCTCCGCCCCTCCCGACGACAGGTGCACGATGGCGGTACCCACATAACGTAGGGTGGCGTCGTCCCACTTCCCATTGTCCGCCACCCAGCAGGAGCCATCGGCTCCGTTCACTGAAACCGACCAGGGCTGTGCGAACGTCCCGCCCCGCCAGACCTGCTGACCCGACGCCGACAGATGAACTACCTGGCTGTTGCCCGTATCTGCCACCCAGCAGGAGCCGTCGGTCGTGTTTGCCGAAATCGACTCGGGTTGGCTGAATCCCCCGCCCCGCCAGAGCTCGGCCCCGCCTTCCGACAGGTGTACCACTTGGTTGTGATCGGTATCGGCGACCCAGCAGGAGCCATCGGCAGAGCTGGCCGCCACGGACTCAGGCCGTCCAAACTGCCCTCCCCGCCATCGCGCCGCCCCGTCTGCCGATAGGTGAGCGACCTGGTTGTTGTAAGTGTCCGCCACCCAGCAGGATCCGTCGGTTGGGTTCACCGAAACGGACGCGGGGGAGCAGAAGCCACTGGTCTGGCCGAGGATCGTCCCGTCGCTCGCCAGATGCATCACGCTGCATCCAGTCGCGGCCCACAACGATCCATCACCAGTGTTGACGGACACCGAGCGGGGTATCCCAAAGGGGCTTCGCCAGGCCTCGACCACGGTCTCGGCCGCGGCGGGACGGCAGAAGACGGTCAGGAGCACGACCGGGAGAAGAGGAACCGTATGCACCCTCATGTGCTAACCCCCTATCGCAGCTGGGTCACCCACGCAGTAGGCAGCGACTCAGCAGCAACTCTACTTGCACATTCGTCGGTTCATACCGCGATTCCTGCTGACCATGCCCTGTGCCGCTGCATGACCTGCGCCCGCCCCGGACGCATTCACCAACCTCACCCGCCCTGTCCCAGTGACTTGGCGTCTCGTTCAGCCCATCCAGGGAAACCGACCATCGCCGCCTCTCTCCCCCTTCCGGTGCCAGCCGCTCCTCGAACGGCGTCGAAGTGTGCGCCTGGTACCGAGACGGATGAGCAGGCCGGGCGTCTTTGCGCCAGGATCAAAGCGCCCAGGCCTTGACTGTTCTCCCTTTCGCTATAGAAGCGACGTCAAGTGCTCATCGATGCCTTCTTTCCTCACGTCACGCGTATTCTCCGCGAGCCGCAAGGGCGGAACCCCTCTGTGGTGGAGCCTGCCACGGCTCGCCCAACGTCTGGACTGCACCCCTAGGCCTGGACAGAATTGGGCGGGATGTAGCACTCTCTGATGAGGCGGGAAAGAGAGAGCCTCATCATGGCAGTGAGACGAAGATTCAGTGTGGCCTTCAAGCGGCAGGTGGTGGAGGAGGTGCTGGCCGGCGCGGCCACCATG